TGTAAGAGCAACCATGGATGACGTTTTAAATGTTAATTTAGTTAGTCTTTCATGTCCAGAAGTGGAAGGAGTATCGTTAAGGACTCCAACCGTCTCATCTTCTTCTACAATGAAGTATTCCGTAAAAGTTCAATTTTACAGACATAATACATTCCGAAAGGATCACGTACAGTTAAGTAAGGAATTTTCTTTGGAAGAAGATGAAACGTTAAAAATTTGCGAGGCCGTTGACGCAATATGTGAGTTATTCACTCTATTTGGGGCTGAAAAGCCACGGACCTTAAGGTGGTTGGAACAACGCAGGGAATCACACCCTGTTCAATGGCTTGACACGTGTCGAGCCAACCACAGTCGAGAAAAAACGATTTGCGAAATTCTCGATTTTGTTTCCCAATATGGATCAGGAAGCTGGGTCAAACTACTTAAATGGAAGTTTGCCTCTTTTTTTGCATATAATAGGGATCAGGAAATCCCAAAGAGACCACAAACGGATCTCCCCTCAACACCTTTTTTCCGATATGATATTTTATTGGGAGGTTATTATCATGATTTTTTGATTAACCTAAAGGTAAAAAAATAAGGACCGTTATATGCAACTATCCGATACCGTCCAACAACTCAAGAAAGCCATGCCCGAAGTGCCTAAATCTATGATAGAAAAGGCTGAGTGGGATACCATGGTGGCATTGACAACGCCCCCTCTAGTCCAGTCTGATTTTCAGACAGAGGTTATTCTTGTGGAGACCGACATTGCCGGTCACTCACTCTTTCCTAATGAAGAAGTTCCTATGTATGTCCCATTGGACTATAAGGAGAGTGAGCTTGTTGATGGTCTGACTTTCATTCGAAAGACAGACGTCACGATAACGAAGATAAAGGAATCACTCCGACGTACTGTCCGAGAAATCTTTGATGATGAAGTTTTTTCCCATGAAGATTTATATGAACCTTTCTTCCCTAGTACCAGTGCGAATTATATCTGGTCGCGCTCTAATTGTGGTGCCCTTTCTGAATTGTATTCTCGGGTTTCCTTTGGGAAACGGGAATCTGGAATTCAATTTGGCGTTCAAACTTGTTCTTTGTTTGATAAAATAGAACCACATTATGGTGTTTTAGGTCGTGATGAGCGGTTGAGGATATTGATAGAAAAAGATCTCGGTTATGAACAGACTGAAGATTATTCTGTCCTGGCTTTCGATGATAAGATCTTAAGAGAGTATTGGAAGGAGGATTATGTTAAAATATTTTCCCTCGCCCTTGTTGAGAGACCACTTGTTGAAACAGTGGGTCTACCGGAACCTTTGAAGGTACGGGTAATTTCCAAGGGACCTCCCCTCCTTTATA